GAAGTCAAGCGTCAGTCCGTAAGCATCACAGAGCCGCTGCGCCTCGTCTACAGTGATCCGGCGCTTACCCTTTTCCCAGTTGTTGTATTGCGTGGGGCTAAAGTTGTGCCGTTCGGCCCACTCGCGCTGGCTCAAGCCTGGCGCATAAGTCTCGCGCAGCCTCCTGAGGCGGTTGCCGATTTCCATGTAAGGCGACGTGTCTGACATGGGGCAGCTATCCACCGAATGTGGTTTTTTTGGCAAGCCACCAATTGTGGACTTGCATAGCTCCACATAATGTGGATACTGGCCCCCATGACAGAGGTTGAGCGCATCGCAAGAAAGATCGGACAACGGCAACTGGCTGAAAAGCTGGGCGTCGGGGTCACGGCAGTCAACAACGCCATCCAGCGAGACAAGGTTTTCCCCGCTGGGTGGTATCCGATTGTGAAAAGTGCCTGTGACGCGAAAGGCATTGAGTGCCCCATGTCCGCCTTTCGCTGGCGCGCGCCGCAGGCCGGAGGGGCCGCATGACCGCCGCTCTCGCTGATATGTCCGTGGTTGGTCCATGCCCCCACGCTGGCACGTCCAGCGGGGCGAAGTCGTCCGGTAATTCAACCGGGGGTCTGTCCGGGCTTTTGTCCGGTCGCCCCTGCGACCCGCAAGCCTTCCGCCGTGTCTACCCTGACCGCTGGGCCGGGTTTCTCGCAACCCACTTCCGCAACAGCACCGAAGTCGCCGTGTTCTTCGACGTGGACGAAAAGACCGCGCGCCAATGGCTGAACGGCGTCAACGCGCCGCAGGGCTGGGCTGCGTCCTTTGGCATGGCGGCCATCCCCGGCGCGGCTGAATACCTGATGGAGGCGGCATGAAACACCTCGGCACATCCTCCTCCCATGCCGAGGCAAGCCGGGGCGGCTCCTCTTCCCGCCGTCCCGGCGATAAAAACGCGCAACAATTTAAGTCCTTTGATGTTCAGCCTGAATTGCTCTGCGAGATATTGAGGTATCAGCCAGAAAGCGGTGAGCTATTTTGGCTTGCGCGGCATCCGCGGTTTTTCAAAGGCACAAAACATAGAACAGCAGAACGTATATGTAACCAATGGAACGCACGGTATGCTGGGGTAAAAGCCTTTACCGCAACAGATAAATATGGCTACAAGCACGGTAAAATTATGGACAAAAGCTATTTTGCTCACCGTGTGATTTGGGCAATGCAAACCGGTGCGTGGCCTGACGCCCAGATTGACCATATAAATGGGGATAGAAAAGACAATCGAATGGCAAATTTGCGTGAAGTAAGCCGATCACAAAATATGCACAACCGCAAGAAAAGCATAAACAACACATCCGGGTATAAAGGAGTGCATTTTGATGCAGCCAAAAAAAAATGGCGCGCGCATATTAGCATTAACGGCGTTAAACAAGGCCTTGGAATGCACAACTGCCCAACTTCTGCGGCGGTAGCATACGCGATTGCAAGCGCAAAATATCATGGCGAATTTGGGAGAGTGGTATGAGCGTTTGCTTGGTGATCCCCACCGCGCGGGGGGTGACGGCGCGCGCGGATACCTCCCTGTTGGAAACTACCCCGGCGGCTTCGGTCGTCGGGGGCTTTTTGCACCGTAGCTCAATGGCAGAGCAGCCGACTGTTAATCGGCAGGTTGCAGGTTCGACCCCTGCCGGTGCAGCCAAGCCGCTTTCCGATAGGTGCAGGTCTGCCGTTCATATCAAGACCCGGACGGCGCGGGCCGGTGGAGATGGCCGCCACCGCTGCACCTTTCCGATCGCGGCCCACCCCAACCCCCAAGCCACCACTCACCGGGCCGCGCTCGACCCAAAGGGGGCGGCATGAGTGACCTCGTGGAACTCCGCGCGCACGCCTTGATCCTGTCCCGCGACATTCACCGGGCCGAGCGCCTCAAGTCCCGCGTTGCCCATTTGCGCGCCAGGCCGCGCCACGTCCAGACCGAGATACTCCGAGCGGGGGGCTGATGAGCATCGAAGAATACAGAAACTTCATCGCAGCAAAGGCTGTAACGCCGCGCATTGATGGTGTGACCGCAGGTCCGATGTGTGGGCAAATAAAGGCCCATCAAGAAGCCGCAACTCGTCATGCGCTGGAACTTGGTCGGGCTTGTCTTTTTCTCGACACAGGCCTCGGTAAGAGCCTATGCGAGCTTGAATGGGCTAGGCAGGTAGCAGAGGAAACATGCAAGCCTGTTTTGATCCTGACGCCGCTTGCGGTTGCTGGTCAGATGGTCAGAGAGGGCCAGAAATTCGGCATAGATGCGCGACAGGTTCGTGACCAGTCCGAAGTCGGGGCAGGCGTCATGGTGGCAAACTATGAGCGCTTGCCAAGCCTTGACCCGGAATCGTTTGGCGGCGTAGTGCTGGACGAAAGCAGCATTTTGAAAAGTTTTGCGGGACAGACTCGCAACCGCCTGCAATCCGCGTTTGAAGGTCTGCACTTCAAGCTGGCAGCGACCGCGACACCAAGTCCGAATGACCACACGGAACTTGGCAATCACGCCGAATTTATGGGCGTGATGCGGCAGCAGGAAATGCTGTCCAAATGGTTTGTGAACGACACGTCCACTGCATCGCAAGAATGGCGTCTGAAGGGCCATGCCGTTGAGGACTTTTGGTCCTGGGTCGCGTCATGGTCCCGTTGCGCCACGCTTCCGAGCGATTTGGGCGGGGACGACACTGGGTATATTCTACCGGAGATCGACCAGCAGCTCCACACTGTCACAGCGGATCGTCAGGCAGACGCGGATCAGGGCATGCTGTTCCGCATCCCTGAAATGAGCGCCACGAGCTTCCACAAGGAAAAGCGGCTTACCCTGCACGAACGTTGCGAGCGCGCAGCGGAACTAGCTAACCACGGCGATCCGGTCACGGTATGGTGCGAAAGCAACGAGGAAAGCGCCCTGCTGGCAGAGATGATCGACGGGGCCTGCGAGGTTAGGGGCGATCAGAAGGCCGAGGAAAAGGAGCGACGTTTGCTGGCGTTTGTGGACGGCAAAGAGCGCGCCCTGATTACAAAGCCGAAGCTGGCCGGGTTTGGCATGAACTTCCAGCATTGCGCTCATGCCGTTTTCGCCAGCATCAGCTTTTCATACGAACAACACTACCAAGCCGTCCGCCGGTCGCATCGATTTGGTCAGACCGATCGCGTCCGCAATGACATTGTGATTGCCGATACAGAGCACAGCATCTGGCAAGCAATTCACGGCAAAGCCGAGAAACACGACGAAATGAAACGCCGAATGAGCGAGGCCATGCGGCGCGCGCAGCGGACTTCTGCCACGCGCGTCAAGTATGACCGCCCGCTCGATTTGGCATTCCCCGACTGGATCAAAGGAGATGCGGCATGAAACAGCCTGACTACCAAGGCGATGAATGGGCCATACACGAGGCCGATTGCGTTGAAGGCATGCACGCCATGCCGGAGAACAGCGTCGATCTGGCCATCTTTTCACCCCCGTTCGGCGATCTTTTCGTCTATTCCGACAGCGAGCGCGACATCGGAAATGCTGGCGAGGGTGACAGTTTTCTCAATCACTACGGCTTTTTCGCGGAGGCACTGACCCGCGTCATGCGCCCTGGCCGAATCGCCTGCGTTCATTGCACGGATCTGCCGATGCGGAAGGGCAAGCACGGCGCTGTTGGCCTTCAGGACTTTTCTGGTGACTTAATTAAGGCGCACACCGAAGCGGGCCTGATCTACCATGGCCGCGCCACAATTTGGAAAGATCCCGTGGTCGAAATGCATCGCACCAAGGCTATCGGCCTGCTCTACAAGCAGATCCGCAAAGACAGCGCCTTCAATCGCGTCGGCATGCCTGATTATATGCTTTTCTTCCGCAAAGACGGCGAGAACGAGCGCCCTGTTTCGCACGGTGCGCCTGATACAGAAGAATCGCAAAAGGTAGCGCGCGAGTGGTTTGATGACATGCGGCGGCAAGGGCTTTGCGCTGAAATGCCAGATGACGAACTACTAGCAGAATTGACCGCCGAGGCCGAATTTGACGTGATGCACTGGCAGCGTCTTGCATCGCCGGTCTGGATGGACGTTCAACAAGGCAATGTTCTCCGCAATTATAGGGATGCAAAGGGCGAAAACGATGAAAAACACGTTTGCCCGCTGCAGCTCGACGTGATCCGTAAGTGCCTGCGCCTGTATAGTCGCCCAGGCGATGTGGTCATGGACCCTTTCAATGGCATTGGGTCTACCGGATACGAGGCGGTTAAAGCACGTAGGAAATACGTCGGCTTTGAGTTGAAGCGTGAATACGCCATTCAAGCCAATCGCAATCTTCAGGATGCCGAGGCAAACGGGCAAGATCTTTTCGCGGCTGAATGATGACCGACCTGCCGCAAACGCCTCGGATCCGCTGACCAGCGTTCGGGCCACACACATACGCAACGCCGCGCGGCTCAAGCGGGCGGAACTCGAGGGGAAGCTATAATGCAAATTCTGACCATCGCAGGCAATGTCGGTAAAGACCCGGTTCTTCGCAACACGCAAGGACAAGAACGGCAACAAGCGCGACCCGGCTTGGTATGACGTGTCGATCTGGGGCAAGCGCGGCGAGGCGCTGGCCAACGTCATTTCCAAGGGCATGAAAATCACCGTTTCCGGTCGCCCGACCGCCCGCGCTCACGAGGGCAAGGCATACATGGGCATCAGCGCGGACCAGGTGACGCTACAGGGCGGCGGCACGCCACAGGACGCCGCACAGCCGCAAACAGGCGGCGCAGGCCCTGACATGGATGACGAGATACCCTTTAGCCCTGAGTGGCGCGTGTGAGGCCATGACGGGCTGCAAGGAATACATCATTCGCCTCCCTTGGCCCCCTGCCGTCCTGTCGCCCAACTCGCGGCGGCATTGGGCCGAGTATGCGAACGCGGCGAAGAAATACCGGGCCGAGGCTCACTTGATGGCAAAGGGCGTGGGCTGCAAGGCGCTCAACTGCACCAGCCTAACCGTGGAAATCACCTTCTGTCCGCCTGACAGGCGCAAGCGCGACACGGACAACATGCTGGCCAGCATCAAGAGCGGCCTCGACGGCATCGCGGACGCGACCGGCGTGGACGATAGCCGCTGGCATTACGGCATAGCCCGTGACGGGCCTGTGAAGGGCGGTGCGGTGCTTGTCCATGTGTTCCCCGGAAAGGAGGCGGCATGAAACAGCAACAGTGGAGCGAAGCCCGCGACAAGCTCGAAGAACGCGCCGCCATCATGGCCGAGGGCAACGGCTGGTCGCAGGAGCGGGCTGAGCGTGCCATCGCTTTCGATGCCGGATTTGACACCTGGGGCGAATTGGTGAGGGCGGCGAGATGAGCATTCGCTTGATGGCCAAAATATTTGATGGCGAATTGCCGCCTACAAAGCGCCTTATCATGCTTTCCCTTGCTGACCACGCAAACGACGAAGGGCTTTGCTACCCGTCTATTTCCCGCCTTTGTCAAAGAACGGGTTTGAAAGAGCGGGCGGTTCAAAAGAACATCAAGGAATTGATCGCGGAAGGTTACATTCATCGGGACATGAACAAGGGGAAAAGCGGGTCTAATCTCTACGTTTTAACCCCCGCACCAAATGCACCCCCGCACGAGATGCAC